TCCATAAGACTTTTTCTTATGGTTGATCCTTTGCCAATAGTACGTAAGCGCTTCGCCTGTGTAGTCTGATGCGGCACGATATTGCAGATCGTGCCAATCTGGATCGTTCATGATCCATTCCACGTCGGCATTGATTGCTTTCTTGTCGAACGATGGCTTATTCACGTAGTGCGTCACTTTGCGGACTGATACAGGCTTTATCCGTTCGATCACTACATGCTCAATCGGAAACAGCGCTTCGATCATGCCAGATCGTAATGCTGCACGGTATGCACCAATTGAACCATTGGCGAATTGTGTGCGTGTTTGATACTTTGCTGCTTCTTCCATGATTGTTGCAAAATTCCATTTCATGATTGTTTCCTTCAATAGTTGTCATGACGCAATTGTATATTGTTGTCAGATTGTTGTCATGTGCCAGATGTTCCTGAGAATGGGGGAAAGGATTTTCCACGTATCGCGATAAACGCAGAGATTCTTTTATAAGAGAATCTATAATATATATCAAAATTGGCATGATACACAGGGAAAGGAACATCTGGCACATGACAAGATTCTGACATTCTTTTACCTCATCGATCAATGATTCTCTTATGGATCGTGTCACTCTGGCACAGTTGGCACATGTTCTCATTCTGACCTGATTGCACCATCGATCAATGATTCTCTTATGGATCGTGTCACCATGGCTTGCCCTGCCCCATGCTGCTGTCATGGTGCGCTGAATCGCGGACGGGGGAGTACCGGGGGTGGGGGAGCGGGAATGGTGGCGCGTGTGTTTCCTTGGGTACAACCACAAGCCAAATTTTTATTTTTTCTAAGAGATTCTTTTATAAGAGATTCTCTTACTCCACTCAAGCAAGTTGTGACAAGTGTCCCTTTTGACTCAATTAAGCATCTTTCAATTCCATCCTTATCGCGTTATGGTACGATTCACTTATGCAAACTAATGAAATCACGGGCGCAGTTATCACAGTTCCTGACTGGCTCATTCCGACGCCAGATGTTCCTATGGATAAGCGCATGGTTACCAGCGTGGCGAAAGAACTCACCAATCAGTTCTATGAGACATTGTTCGAGCACGCAATGGAACGACTCGCTGCTGGTACGCCTTTGCCTGACATCATCAACGAGTACCATACTGCGACGGACATTGCGAAGTTCCGCGCATGGATTTACAAAGACCCGACCAGAAAATCCCGGTATGAATCGGCGCAGGAGTTGTTTGCTGACGCTTTGGTGGATGACATGCTGCGGATTGCCGATGGTGTGGATTCGCTGGAGGATGTGCAGCGGACGGCATTGAGGTTGCAGCATCGCAAATGGATAGCCAGTTGCTTGAACAGACGACGATATGGTGACAGTAAGCAGGTTGAGATCACCGAGAACAAGACGACAAATATCAGGATGATCCTTGAGAAGCGGGAACGACAACTCCTTGGAGAAGTAATAGATGGCGAATTCACAGTTGGGGATGACCGAGGCGCACTCATTGGTTCTGGAGAGGATGCTCAGTAAGGACTTTTACCTCAGTCCGTACAAGTTCGCACTGTGGGCGTACCCGTGGGGTGAGGGGGAGTTGAAGCAGTTCAAGGGTCCGCGAGCATGGCAGAAGGAGGTCATGGGGGAGGTGGAGGCGTACTTGGTCGAGGGGATCGGTATGCAGAAGACCTTGGGGATGTTGCCGGACTTCTTTCGATATGCGATAGCAAGTGGTCGAGGACCGGGAAAGTCGGCACTGGTGGGGATGCTGGCCCACTGGTTCATCTCCACCAGGATCGGTGGCAGCGTATGGGTGGCTGCGAACGGTGCGCCGCAGTTGCAGACTAAGACGTTCCCTGAGATTGCGAAGTGGGTGGCACGAGGGATCAACGCTGACTTCTTTGATGTCAATGCAATGTCGATCCAGCCGAAGAAGTGGTTCAAGGAGTTTATTGAGTCACCGGAAGGACTACAGAAGAGTACGAGGTATTACTACGCCAGTGGGCAACTGTGGTCGGAAGAGAACCCGGATGCGTTCGCAGGAGCGCACAACTTCGATGGTGAGATGGCGATCTTTGATGAGGCGAGTGGTATCCCTGACCCGATCTGGACCGTACAAGAGGGGGTCTTCACCGAGAACATCGTGGATCGGTTTTGGTTTGCATTCAGTAACCCACGGAAACCAGACGGTGCGTTCTTCGAGTGTTTCAACAAGAAGCGGGATTATTGGCGCACGCGGTCGATTGACAGTCGATCAGTAGAGGGTATCAGCCACTCGGCGTTCGACAACATTATCCGGCAGTTTGGTGAGGACTCGGACGAGGCACGGGTGGAGGTCTATGGTCAGTTCCCTCAGACGGGTGCAAGGCAGTTTATGCAGCATGGTCATATCACTGACGCTGTTGAGAGAACCGTGGAGCCTGACCACGGCGCACCTCTGCTGATGGGGGTGGATGTGGCGCGGTTCGGTGAGGATAGATCAGTGATCGCGTTCCGTCGAGGGAGGGACGCTCGGTCTATCCCGTGGCGGGTGTTCCGTAAGCTGGACACGCAGCAGTTGGCACGCGAGGTGGCCGAGGCTGCGGCTGAGTATAACCCGGCGGCGATCTTTGTTGATGGTGGTGGAGTGGGCGGCGGTGTGGTCGATGCGCTCAAGGCAATGCGATTCAAGGTCATTGAGGTACAGGCCGGCAGCAGCCCGGACGACAAGGACAAGTACATTAACAAGCGCGTGGAGTTGTGGGCGCGGCTGAAGGAGTGGATCGAGACAGGGTGCTTGCCAGATGACAAGGACTTGATTTCTGACCTGAGAGCGCCGCAGTACGACTGGCACCCGGTCAGCGGTAAGCTGATGCTGGAGACTAAGGAGGACATGCGTAAGCGTGGTCTGTCATCTCCAGACATGGCCGAGGCGTTGATACAGACATTCGCTCGCCCTGTGGCGAGAAATGATATACTTACATCAAGACGCAGTGGCAGGCGCACGCCTGTCGCACAGGATATTGACTATCCGATGTTTGGGTGATATGTTGCGGTAACTTTCAGAAGGAGCCTGCTATGGGCAATGTTGTCAGTTCGATAATTGGTGGTGGCAAACAGTCCGCCCCTCCCCCGCCCCCTCCGCCACCTGCTCCTACTGTGGATACCGCTGCTGTTACTGGCGCTGCTGCTGAAGAACGTAAGCGCCGTGCTGCTGCTGAAGGCCGCGCCAGTACGATGCTGATGGCAGAGTCTGGTGAGGACGATACCGCCGTAACTGCCAAGAAGAAGTTGCTCGGGGCATGATTACCAACGACGACAAGGCTGCTGATCTTCTCAAACGGGTTGATAAGGCCCGAGGGGATCGGGCAACATGGGAATCTCACTGGACGGAGATTGCCGAGTATGTGATGCCGGCATACTCAGATATGTTCATGTCCCGTGGGGTGATTACTCCCGGCGAGAAGAAGACCGATAAGGTCTTTGATTCGACAGCACAGGCTGCGCTGACGCGGTTCCGGTCAGTGATGGAGTCGATTCTGACACCACGCAACCAGACATGGCACCGCCTCAAGCCGACTGATCCGTACCTGTTGAAGGACCGCGAGACTCAGTTGTGGTTTGAGCAAGCGAACGATCTGGTCTTCCGGTATCGTTATGCCCCCACAGCCAACTACGCCAGCCAGCAGAGCGAGATTTACGCCAGCTTGGGTGCATTTGGTACGGGTTGCCTGTTCGTCGATAAGTTGGCGAAGGGTAGTGGGCTGCGCTATCGGGCGATCTTCTTGGGGGAAGTATTCTTCATTGAGAACCATCAGGGGATCATCGACACGGTGTATCGCTGCTTCAAGATGAGCGCGAGGCAAATCGTCCAGAAGTGGGGCGACAAGGCACCGAAGAAGATTCAGGAATCGGCGGCAACCAAGCCGGATGATGAGTTCGAGATTGTCCATTGCGTGTTCCCCAACGATGAGCGCGAGCCTCACCGCATCGACTATAAGGGGATGGAGTTCTCGTCCATCTACCTGTGTAAGGAAACCAAGGAGATTCTGAGTGAAGGTGGTTATGACACGATGCCGTACATTGTGTCGCGCTACGTCACTCTGCCTGGTGAGAACTATGGTCGCAGTCCTGCAATGGATGTGCTGCCGGCGATCAAGACACTGAACGAAGAGAAGAAGACCGTGCTGAAGCAGGGTCATCGCACCGTTGATCCGGTGCTGCTGGCCTTCGATGATGGTGTTCTGGACTCGTTCAGCCTGAAGCCGGGTGCCGTCAATTACGGTGGCGTGAGTGCAGAAGGTCGTCAGTTGGTCCATGCGCTACCCACGGGAAATCTGGCGATCGCCAAGGACATGATGGATGAAGAACGTCTGGTCATCAATGACGCCTTCCTCATCACCCTGTTCCAGATTCTCGTCGAGACTCCGCAGATGACCGCGACCGAGGTGCTGGAACGCGCTCGGGAGAAGTCTGCACTGCTGGCACCGATCATGGGGCGTCAGCAGAGCGAAGCCCTTGGTCCGATGATTGAGCGTGAGATCGACATTCTGATGGAGCAGCGACTGCTGCCGCCGATCACCGACGCCATGCGCGAAGCGGGTGCTGACTATAAGGTTGAGTATGAATCCCCGTTGAGCCGGATGCAGAAGGCCGAGGCGTCTGCTGGTGGCCTGCGGATGTTCCAGTACGCTGGCGAGATTGCTGCCAATACGCAAGACCCGTCTGCTCTGGACTGGTTCAACGTCGATGAGATGATCCCCGCATTGGCCGATGCACAGGCAATGCCTGCATCGTGGATGCGGAGCAAGAAGGACGTTGAGGCGATCCGTCAGGGCCGTCAGCAGCAGGCCGCTACGCAGCAGTTGATTGATGCGGCTCCTGCGATGGCATCCATGATGAAGCAAGGAGTAGGCGCACCTGTATGACAGAAGAAGTGAAGGAAAAAGCCCGTAGTTATCTGGCACAGCGCAAACGTGCCTACCTCGCCGCGTTTGATGGCGTGCCAGGTGAGGCGGTACTGAAAGACCTTGCGACGTTTTGCAGGGCGAATGAATCCTGCTTTCACCCGGACCCTCGGGTTCATGCGGTGATGGAAGGACGCAGAGAAGTTTGGCTGCGAATCCAAGAGCATCTGAAGCTCACTTCCGAGCAGATGCTTGCTATTTACACTCACTCACGAAAGGTATCCAATGACTGAACCTATTGCCCCCAGCGCTCCCGCTGGACAAGGCGCAACTCCTAGCGCCGAACCTGTACCGATCAGTTCCGCGCCTGCTGCTGGTACTGTACCGCAATCTGCTCCCCCTCCTGCCGCCACGATTGATTGGCTGACGGGCGCACCTGAAGACATTACCGGCTTCGTTCAGAATAAGGGGTGGAAGACCCCTGTGGATGCCATCACTTCGTACAAACAGCTTGAGAAGCACATGGGTACGCCAGCAGATAAACTGCTGCGCCTGCCTGACTTCGACAAGGCTGATCCTACCGAACTTGGTCAGTTTTACACCAAACTTGGTCGCCCTGCTGAACCGAACGGGTATGAGATTCCTGTACCCGAGGGGATGGATACTTCGTTTGCTGAAGCCGCTAAAGCGAAGTTCCATGAGCTCGGCTTGACTGCGAAGCAGGCGAAAGCTTTGGCTGAGTGGAACAACGAGTACGCTTCCACCATGTCGGTGCAACAGCAGGAAGCCTACAAGCAGACCATCGCTGCCGAAAACGAATCCCTCAAGAAGGAATGGGGACAGGCTTACGATCAAGAGATTGGCATGGCGAAGAATGCTGCCAAGGCACTTGGTCTGTCACCTGAGAAGATCGACAAACTGGAACAGTCTCTTGGCTTCGCTGATCTGATGCGGACAATGGCGAACATCGGTAAGCGTATCGGCGAGGACAAGTTTGTGTCGGGCGACAGTGTTGGCGGGAACGGTGTTCTGACCCCCGCTGGCGCACAAGCTCGTATCCAACAACTGCGTGGCGATAAGGATTGGACGGCCAAGTATCTCAGCGGGAATGTGCAAGCCCGTGCTGAGATGGAACGTCTGATGCAGTTTGCCTATCCGTCGTGAGTATTGAACTTGCCCTTGAGTGCGTGAAGCTGGCGATTCCCCTCGTCAGCCCCTCCGTCGAGGACAGATTTGAGGGTATTGCACAACTCTCAAAACGGATGTATAGTCATATCACAACGCTGGCAGAAGGTCTGCCAGATGCGGACAAGCCGAAACGGAAGTACGAGCGTAAGCCCCGCGAAGAAGAGTAGCACCGCAGTAATCAGACCCCTCTTGATGAGGACAAGTCGAGGAATGTAGCCGCCTCAAAGGGCCACAAACTTTTACTTAACTCATCAGGAGACATACCATGTCTGTGAATCTGCCTACCCATTATGTGCAGCAGTACAGCACGAACATCGCCCTGCTGCTCCAGCAGAAGGGTTCCAAACTTCGCAATACCGTAATGACCGGCTCCCACGTTGGCAAGCAAGCCTCACCCGTGGATCAGTTCGGTGCCGTCGAAATGCAGTCGGTCACTGGTCGTTTCAACCCGATGTCCCGCGTAGATGCTGCTACTGATCGTCGTTGGGTGTTCCCGTCTGACTTTGATCTGCCACAACTGATCGACGAGTTTGACAAACTGCGCCTCATCACCGACCCGTCGAGCGCCTATGTTCAGAACGCGGTTCTGGCCGCTGGTCGTCAGTTTGACAAGTTGATCTGCTCGGCTTTCACCGGTACTGCCAAGACTGGCGAAGCCGGTGGTACTTCGACCGCCTTCACCGCTGCCAATGAAGTTGATGTGGCCGTGGGTGGCGCGAACTCGAAACTGAACGTTGCCAAGATCAAGGCTGTCAAGGAACTGATGATGTCTAAGCATATCGACTTCGATATGGAAGAGGCTTACATCGGTATCACTGCTGCTGACCACGCTTCGCTGTTGAACGAGATTCAGGTTATCTCGTCTGACTTCAACGGTGGTATGCCGGTTCTGCAAAACGGCATGGTGACTCAGTTCCTCGGTTTCCGCTTCGTTCATTGCGAACTGATCGAAACCCAACTGGCTGGCACCAACGAAGTCACGCTGCCGGTGTGGGTCAAGTCGGGCATGTACCTTGGCCTGTGGAACGACATCGAGAATTCGGTCAGCAAGCGTAACGATCTGCAAGGCGAACCCTGGCAGCTTTACACGAAGATGACTGCTGGTGCGACTCGTCTGGAAGAGAATCGCGTGTTCGCCATCGAATCGTATCGCGCTTAATCGAAAGGAATTGAATCATGGCTGCTGAAAATCTCAAATCTGGTGTCATCACGAACCGTGATGCCACCCCCGCCGTTCTGACCACTGCAAATCCGGGTCAGGTTCTCCGTTCCTACGGTAAAATCGAAGCCGCTGGTGGTGATGCCGGTTCGACGTATCGCTTCTGTACCGTTCCTTCCAACGCCAAGCTGGTTCGCTGCTTCTATTCGTGCGATGACCTTGGTACTGGTGTAACGATCAACGTCGGTCTGTACCAGACTACCGCTAACGGCGGTGCTGTTGCCGATCAGGACTTCTTCGCTTCGGCTCTCGATGTGGCTACTGGTGCAGTTGCCATCACCGAGATTACCTTTGAGCGTGGTGCCACGTTGATTGATGAGCTTGAGAAGCCGTTGTGGGAGCGCCTTGGTCTGTCTGCGGATTCGCAGCGTGACTACGACGTTACCGCTGTATCTGCTTCTTCGACCATCACCGGCACCATCGTTGTTTGGGTTGAGTACGTCATCTGATGAACCAGGGGGGCTTCGGCCCCCCGCTCCACTTAGGAGAATGAAATGGCAGATCGTTTTTATAGCCTTGTGAAAGGCGAGAGCAGCACTTGGCAAGTCACTGAAGGGTCGTCGACTTCTGGTGAAGCCGTCGAGCTTCGCGTGAATGATTCGATTTACACGACCAAGTTAGATGTGATTCTTCTGCTGGAAGTGATTGAGGACTACCTCAAGACCGTCGAAACCAGCCCGATTGCTTAAGGAGTAGGACATGGGAAAGATTCTGCGACTCCGCAGTACCATTGCGCGCCCTGCGGATGCTACGGCATATAGCGCCGGCGACGAGGTTAGTAACCACGCGACTGCCGGTTCGGTTGTGCGTCCTACGTTTGATCTTTCCGGTTTTACCAATATCCGGTTGTTGTCGTGCGAACTGGACTTAACTGCCGCGTCAGGTAATGTGGTCACTACGGCAGGGAATTTTGAGGTGCTGTTGTTCCGCACTGCTGAAGCTCCTGCGGCTGTGGGGGACAATGTGACCCATCCAATTACTGCGGTTCAGCGTGCGGTTTGCGTTGGTGACTTTGTGTTTGATGATGCTGGTTGGACTGGCCCTCTCGGTACGGTTGCTGCGGGTACTTCTCAGCATCAAGCAGTTTCGTCGCATTATGTGCAGCCTACAGGGACACCTGTTCTGCATTTCCCGTCAGACTACGGTTATCCGTTCTCGCTTGATGGTGTGAGTGCCAAAACGCTGACGGCGGTAATACGGGCAACTGCTGCATGGACGCCGACCAACATCGTCAATACGTTTGGTATTACCTTGAACATTGATGCGAGCTAAAGATGACGATCACCACACGCGCCGGCAAAGGTTCCGCTCTTACTCATAATGAACTAGATACGAACTTCACTGATTTGCGTGATGGGGTCGGTGGGCTTCAAATTCCTAAGACTTCGGGATTGGGGATCAAAGTCGATTCAACAGGCACGCCGACTTTCGGATGGCGTGATCTGATTGGTGACATCACACCGAAAACGTCGGGGGCTGGTGCACCTACCTTGGCTGCATTCCGTGGCGGAAACACCCGGGGATTCTTCTACTCAGCGGGGGATGATGGTGATTGCGTTTTCCACGTTCCTCACGATTACGTTCCGGGGTCAGACCTGTATTTGCATCTCCATTGGGCGCATAATGGAACGGCGATTAGTGGCAGTCTGGTAGTCGATTACTACATCACTTACGCTAAGGGTCACGATCAGGCGGCGTTTGCTGCGGAAGTCAATCGCACCCTGACTGTATCTACCCCTAACATTGCAACTATCCCTCAATATCGGCATCGCGTGGATGAGACTCAAATCTCCGCAGCATCCCCTGCGGCGAGTCAGCTTGATTCTGACAATATCGAAGTGGATGGCTTGATCTTGGTGCATTTCAACGCTACAACGATCCCGACGATTACTGGCGGAACAACGAATGAGCCGGTATTCTTCACACTGGATATTCACTACCAAAGTACCAATATCGGAACAAAAGCAAAAGCCCCCGATTTCTGGACGTAAGGAGCAAGCATGGCTTCAGTCGTTGATGTATGTAACCGCGCTCTCCAGAAACTAGGCGCTGAACGGATCATCTCACTCACCCAGAATAGCGTGAGTGCGAGGGCATGTAACCTCGCCTATGAGCCGGTACGCGATGCTGAACTGCGTTCGCACACATGGAACTTCTCGATCAAGCGTACCAGCTTGGCGGCAGACGCGACGACACCCGATTATGGGTTTGACTACCAATTCACCCTCCCGTCTGACTGCCTCCGGCTACTGCCGAATGACTACAACGAAGGCGCGTATAGCTCGGACTGGAAGGTAGAAGGGCGCAAGATTCTGACGAATGATGTAGCCCCTCTCCGAATTCGATACATCGCTCGCATCACTGACACCACGCAGTATGATCCGCTGTTCAACGAGGCGTTATCCTGCAAGATGGCGATGGAGATGTGTGAGGAACTGACGCAGAGTAATTCCAAGCGTGAGTTGGCGTACAAAGAGTACATCAACACGATGCGCGATGCTCGCCGCATGAACGCCTTTGAGAACAATCCTGCTGAACAGCAGACCGATGGATGGGTTTCCACAAGGATTTAAGCGATGCGTGTCAGCCCGATTCAGGAGTCCTTCAACGCAGGTGAATTCTCCGAGCTAGTTGCTGCTCGCGTTCGGTTTGAGAAGTACAAGAACGCAGTCAAGCTGGCCGAGAACATGATGCCTCTGGTGCAGGGGGGCATGACCCGCCGCACGGGAACGATGTACGTTGCGGAGACTGCTAACGCTCTGTATGTAGAAGATGGTTATGTGGTGGATGGGTATGTTGAAGAAGGCGGACGATCCAGACTGGTTCCCTTTGAGTACAGCGTAACGCAGGCATACATCCTTGAGTTCGGGGAAGCCAATATTCGGTTCTACAAAGACCGTGGGCAGATTCTTCTGAGCGGGTCGCCCTACACAATATCTTCCCCCTATTCGTTCAATGATCTGTTCGATTTGAAATTCACGCAGTCTGCGGATGTACTCTACATCACGCATCCTGACTATGCCCCGCGTAAGCTGTCTCGTACAGGACATACCTCTTGGACGCTGACCACGATCGATTTCCTTGATGGCCCGTACTTGCCGACGAACAATACCTCCACCACGATCACGCTCGGCGCGACCAGTGGATCAACTTCAGCCACAGCAAGCTCGGCCATCTTCGCATCAACAGATGTAGGGAGGGTGATCCGGTTTAAATCTACAGGATCAACGTGGGGATGGATGAAGATCACCGCCTACACCAGCACTACTGTAGTGACGGTATCCATACAGCGCAGCCCTGCCGCTGCTACCGCATCAACCGACTGGCGATTGGGGTTGTGGTCTGCAACGACGGGGTATCCGTCCTGCGTGACGTTCTTTGAAGATCGCCTCTTCTTCGCTGGTAACGACTACCGACCACAACGTATTGATGGAAGCATCGTGGGCGACTATGAGAACTTCGCCCCTACTGCGTCTGATGGCGTGGTGGCGGACGATAACGCTATTTCAGTATCGCTGAACGCCAACGATGTGAATGTGATCCGCTGGATGGTGGATGATGAAAAGGGTTTGCTGATCGGTACGGTATCGGGAGAGTGGATCGTTCGCCCGTCATCGCTGTCCGAGGCTATGACCCCCACCAACATCGCGGCCAAGCGATCCACTGCGTTCGGTTCGGCAAACCTTCAGGCCATTCGTACAGGTAAGGCGTCCATCTATGTGCAGCGTGCCGGCCAGAAGGCACGGGAACTGGCCTACGTCTATGAGGTAGATGGTTTCCGTTCGCCGGATATGAACGTGCTGGCAGACCATATCCTGAAGGGGGGAGTGACACAGTTCTCCTACCAGCAGGAGCCGTACTCGGTGGTCTGGTTTGTGCGTACCGATGGGCAGCTTGTCGGCTTGACCTATGAGCGGGATCAAGATGTTCTCGGTTGGCACCGGCACATTATTGGTGGTTCGTTTGGTTCCGGTGATGCGGTGGTCGAGTCGGTTGCAGTCATCCCGACTCCTACTGGCGATGCTGATGAGGTATGGCTACTCGTGAAGCGCACCATCGATGGTGCAACGAAACGATATATCGAGTACATCACCCCACGGTTTGAAGGTACGGATACCACGGATGCGTTCTTTGTTGATTGCGGATTGACCTATGACAGCACCCCTGCCACGGTTATCAGCGGACTGGACCATTTGGAGGGGGAGACACTGAGCGTGTTGGCCGATGGTGCGTCACACCCTGACGTTATCGTGTCTGCCGGCTCGGTGACCCTGACCCGCGCTGCCAGCGTGGTGCATCTCGGCCTGCCGTATGCGTCTGACTTGCAGACCCTGCGTATCGAGGCTGGCGCACAGGATGGTACGGCACAAGGTAAGACCAAACGTATCCATCGTGTCACCGTTCGCCTGTTCAAGACGCTCGGGTTGAAATTCGGACCGGATGCGACCAGTCTTGATGTGCTTCCGTTCCGTACCTCGGCAGACTCGATGGGGACACCTCCCGCGCTCTATACGGGCGACAAGTCGGTGAATTGGAACGATGGATATGACACTGAGGGGGTGATGTACTTCCGGCAGGATCAACCGCTACCATTCACGCTGCTTGGTATATTCCCGATGTTGGTCACTCAGGATCGCGGATGATTGTCGTACCTTTTCAACGTGAGCATTTGCAACGGATGGTTATTCAACAGATGCAACAGGGCTTGGAACATTTGCTGACGGATGATGTGTATTCGGTGCTGACTAGCAGCCACGCATACACCGCCGTCGATGGTGATGAGATACTGGCCTGTGCAGGTGTGATTGAGGTGGCCCCCGGTAGAGCAGCGGCATGGGCGTATATTTCTCAGCACGTTGGGCGTAGAATGCGTGGTGTAACCCGTGCTGTGAAAGCGTTTCTGGATATGTCACAGTTTCGCAGGATAGAGATGGATGTGGATTGCGAGTTCCCCCAGGCGCATCGGTGGGCAAGGATGCTCGGTTTTGAACTGGAATGTGAGCGCCGTCGATCATTCACCCCTGATGGGCGAGATTGTGCGCTCTACGCTATGGTGAGGTGAAGTTATGGCAGCAGCGGCAGCCTGGGTAGCGTCAAACGCGGCAATGTTCCAAGCAATTGGAACTGCTGTATCTGTTGTTGGTGCGCTGAGTCAAGGTCAGCAAGCCAAGAGTGCGGCTGACTACAACGCAGCAGTAGCTAACAACAATGCCATAGCAGCAAGACAGCAAGCGGATGCCAACGCTGCTGCCCAACAACGTAAGGCACGTTTGCAGATAGGCTCCATGCGTGCAGGCTATGGTGCATCGGGTGTCAGTCTTGAAGGTTCTCCGCTAGATGTGCTGGAGCAGTCTGCATCTATGGCGGAACTTGATCGTCAAAATATCCTGTATGGTGGTGCACTCAAGGCGCAAGGGTATGAGGCAACTGCTGGTTTGGAACTGATGCGGGGAGATGCTGCGGTAACGGGCAGCTACTTTAACGCTGGTAGCGCATTGCTGATGGGCGCTGCCAAGACTGGTGCATTCATGGGGTCAGACGCCGGAGTTACTGAGGCATCTGTCCGTGGGAATAACCCGGACGAATGGAATGATTGGGAAATGAGAAGGACAGGCTAATGGCACGAATCCGCGAATACACGCAGCAAACCTCCGTAAGCGGGGAAGTCGGTGGTCGTCGGGCATCTGCCGAGGACTTCGGTTTCGGTCGTGAGATGCAGAACTTCGGTGAAACGATGGTCAGCGTTGGGAGCTACATCAAGCAGGAGCAGGAGCGCAAAGAGGTGGATGACGCGCAGATCAAGATGGCTGAAGCGCGGCAGACATGGACGCAGAACTACATGGAGCGCGAGAAGCAGATGGCTCCTGGTGACACCTCATTCGCCCCCACCATCCGTACCGAGATGCAGGATTACTTCGGTCAGATGGCCGAAGGTTACACGACTCAAGCTGCTAAGAAATACGTCAAGATGCACGGCACCACGATGACTACGGGATTCTTCGCCCAAGGTCTGCAATACCAAAGTGCTATGGCAGGGCGCAAGGCTATTGAAGATGTTGGCAACCGCAAAGCAGCGGATGCAAATACGGTCTATATGAACCCGCAGTTGTACGATATGGTGAAGGGTTCGTACCAGTTCGACAGTCAGAACAATGTCGGCACAGCATTCTCTATTTTGAAGAACGACCCGCGCAAAGAGACATTGGATCGGGATTACCTTGAGAACATCGCAAAGAACGCCGGTAAAGGTTGGTTGAAGAATCCTGCAAACCGTGGCTTCCTTGTCGGCAGCATACAAGGTGGAGAGTCCGTCACATCGCAGAATACGTTTCAGTCAGTCATACCTTCCATTTTCAAACGTGAAGGGGGGTATGTTGCCGAGGATGGTAAGCGTGGTGCAACCAAGTTCGGAATCAATGGGCAAGCGAACGGACTCACCTCTGACCAAGTGAAGGGATTGACCGAGGATCAGGCGGCACAGATTTACAAGAACAACTATTGGGATAAGTATGGACTGGACTCTGTTGCGCCTGCGGCTATCCCCGTTGTGTTCGATGGTGTTGTGAATCACCGTGCAGAGTTTGCTCAACAACTGGTGAATGCTGCCAAAAATGGTGCGACACCAGAGCAATTAGCCGACATGCGGAAATCGGAATATACCCGCTTGATTCAGGCTGACCCTGCTGCATTTTCCAAGTATGAAAAATCTTGGATGAATCGGGTTGATGCTTCGCTTACCGAGGCCGGTACTGTCACGCAACAGCAGGAGCAACCGTTATCGGTTGATGAATCCAAACTGCCCGCGTGGTACGCGGATATGTCACCAGAAGCAAAAGACCAGTTCTTGCGTGAAGCGATGACCATTCATCGTCAGGAACGCGCTGTTGCAGATCAGGCATTGGCGCGTACCGTCAAGGATCACGAAGCAGAGTTGGCTATGTATGGTGGCAAACTCAAAAGCCCTATGCTTCCTGAAGCAGCTTTCGGTGGTGATAGACTAAAGTGGCAGGCGTACAACTCAATGGTCAAGGCTGGCGAGGAAGTACAGAACATCGCCAATGCTCCAGAGGGTATGCAGGCAGCAATGTTGAAAAAGCTGGAGCCGCAGCAATCCGAGGTGCCGGGGGTGTTCAGCTATCAGCATGAGTTGTACCGCAATGCTGTGAAACTGCTAGACCAGTCAAACAAACTTCGCCGCGAAGACCCCATATCTTTCGCCACGAGTACAGGTTTCTCTAACGACAATCCGATCCAGCCGATTCAAACCGCTGACCCGCAGAAATTGTCCGAGTCTCTGATTGTCCGCGATCCGCAAGCTACAGCGATTGCCAAGTCCTACAATCAAGAGTACAAGTTACTTACAAAGGGTGAAGCAGGCTTCCTGCGTCAGTCTTTCGACCAAATGGATACTCGTCAGCAGGCCGAGTGGATCGGTACTGTGCGGGGTGCATTGCCGCCCGAGAAGTTCCGCGCCATGATTAACCAGATGGCGAACGGTGACAAGGCGCTGATGGCAGCAGGCATCGTCGCCTCCAGTCAGTATGGTGGTGACACCCGCGACATGGATGCAGAGAACATCATCGTCGGGCGAAACGCGATGACCCGTCACCTCAAGGGTGGTGGCAACGAGCAGGAGCGTGGATTCAAGGCCGCAGGGCTACCGAATGCGGGAGATGCCTACCGACTGACAGCGAAGCAGATGGAAGGTCTGCTTGGCGTACCAGAAGCGCAAAAGGAAGCAATGGTCGAGGCAGCAATGGCGCACTACATCGGCGCGTCAATTCGTAAGAATAGTTTTGCTGTAATGGACTTGTCGGGACCGGATAGCACGGCCAACCAAATTGAATTCAAAAAGTCTGTTGAGGCGATCCTACCCGTATCAAAGATCGGCGCGTACTCTATCCTGCGTCCCTACGGGATGCCAGACGATCAGTTCCAAGAACGTATGGACATGACCGTTCGTACCAAGTTTGGCAAGGAGCGCGGCACCTACTCGGTGATGATGACTGGTGGTAAGTACCAGTTGGTGTTAGGAGGTGTGGCAACTGGCGAACCGTTCGACCTTCAGAGTTATGGTGCCTACTCTAATGAGGGGCGAGGTATTCCGAAACCCTATGAGCAAATGAGTTTTGAAGAGAAGGCGGCAAGTAAGGGCGGTGGCTTCTATACCCAAGCGAACAAAGACCTCGGGAAGATGTTTTCGATGAATTGGCAAGGGGTGGTAAATCAGCAATGATTGAACTCGGAGAACTCTACGCCAAGGAAGCCGCACAGATCGCGCCTATTGTCCCGATGCTTGACGAGCAGCCGGGAGTGTTATCGGGTGCGATGACTGCTCCGGTCATCGGCGTCAAGCATGGTCTTGATGTAGCCGCGAGTGCGGCAGCAGAGTCCTTCACGCCGATCCTCAAGGAGATCACCCCCGACTCGATGGCATCGTGGTGGGATGAGCAGCGTCGGCTTGCTGCTCAGTCGATGAAGGACACCCGTACTGACCCGCGCACAGTTGGCGTAGTGGGGCAGATCGGCCATGCTCTCGGCTCTGTCTTGACAATGGGGACAATGGGTGGTCTAGCAGCCGGCCCTGCTGGTGCGGTAGCTGCAATCGGCGGTCTGTCAGGGTTCGACAAGTACAAGGAACTCATTGACCAAGGTGTTGATGAAACCACTGCCGCAAAGGTTGCTGGAGTCACGGGGGTAGTAATGGGCGCGGGGGCTGCGCTTCCGCCGTTCATTGGTGGTACGCTCGCCAAGCAAATCGCATCGGGTGTTGGTATCAACGTCGGTCTTGGTATCGCTGAACGCGGCGGGTCAGGTGCAATCCTTGAGGACAAGTATCCTGAGATTGCACAACACTACAAGACGCTTGATGGTACTGCGATGGCAATTGACGCAGTTCTCGGCGCAGCATTCCCCCTTGGTGCTCGGGCCTTGCGTGCTTACGGTAAGCCGAATGTTGCTCAGGTGGATGATGCGCTAGATGCAAACCGCGTTGTCGTAGAACAGACCCGTGATCCGGCGTTACAGGCCACGCTGGATGGCATTGACCGGCAGCGTATGGTGGCTGATGATGTGAGCCAGCAAATCATGGAAGGTCGCCCACTTAGCGACATCGAGGTGCCAGCGGGGGTGATGGACGACACCGTACCCAATGAACAGATCGGTGTAATCACTGCTCAAGCTGCCCGTGCCATTGATGATCTGATGGTGCAGGAAGGTGGTACAGGGTTGCGTAACGTGGAGTCCGACATCGCCACAATTGCGGCTGCATTCAAGGCGGCGGATGATGCAGTGACTCCTGCACCGAAACCATTGGAAGATGGTGCAGCGCTCAAGGCTCCCCCTCCCGATGCCGAAGTTTCACCGGACCAATTCACCCGCAACGACGCAATGGCAATCGTCGAGGCTGACCCGAACCTAAAAGTGGCTGGCGAAGATGGCACCCCTGTTGATGCCCGTCAGATACTGGACGATGCTGAAGTAAAATACCAACAGGAGAAGCGTGAAGCATCTCTGTTCAAAGTGGCAGTTGCTTGTGCGATTGGAGTTGGTGAATGAGAGCAGAATGCGTCAAAGCAGTCCAGATGGCGGCACAGCAGATCGGAAAGACGCTGACTGCTGCTGAACTTCGTGGTATTGAAGGTAAGATTTACGAAGCCAGAAAGCAACTTGCCAAGGCTGATCTGAACGCTTATCGACAGATGACCATTGATGAGCAGCTAACCAAAGCCGGTGAGATGGTGGTCAATGATGCCGTTCATGCTGCCATCAAGAAACGCCAACGTGCAGAACTCACAGTAATTGCCAGCGCCAAGAAGCAAGCCGCACTCGATGCGATGACCGCGTCTGGTCTTGATCCGATGGAAGCCCTGCGTCGCTACACCATGCACGTTGCCGATGGGCGTGGTGGGGTGCAGAGCATGGAGTCATACGCCAACGGGATTGCCCACACCTACCTTGGCAAGATTCAGTCGTTCTTTCAATTGATGGAAGAGTCCTCGTTTGCCGGTATCCAGACTAGCGCGAAGAACTCGATGGACTATGTGAAGGAGTCCTTTGGTATTGATAGTGGCAACCCATTGGCTAAGAAGGCGTGGCAAGAAGTGGATTCTGCCCGTAAGCAGATGATCGACCACTTCAACCGTAAAGGCGGTGACATTGCTCCCCTTGCTAACTATCGTAACCCGCAGGCAATGGACGCCTACAAGGTGTCACGGGCGGGGGGCAAACAGGGTGAGGTGTTCGTCCATGACATGATGCAGTGGGTAGATCGCAGCGAGTACATAAACACTGATGGTACTCCGATGTCGGATGACCAATTGAAGAAGTTTCTTCAGGAAGCCTTTGTCACTCTCAAGACTGATGGTGCGAACAAGCCGCCAGGTGAAGGTGGTGGCGCGTCCTCGGTTGCCAACAGGATGAAGGCGCATCGCCAGATTCATTACAAGTCCCCCGAGGCATACATGGCGTCGATGGAGAAGTATGGTGGCGGTAATCTCGACGATCAGATTCGTGGCAGTTTTGAATCAATGGCGGGTGACATTGCGCTAGTTGAGAAGTTTGGCCCCAACGCGATCCATGAATTCAACAAATCATATTCCGCAGCGGTGACCGCTACTGCGGGTAAGACTGACCGCATTCTGGAAGACGCATTCAAAAACATCAGTGGTCAGAAATCCACCAAGAGCGTTGCAGTTGCACATTGGTTTGGTGAGGCACGGGCAGCGATGGTTGCTTCCCGCCTCGGTTCCATGTTGCTCTCTCAGATGGCTGACGCTGGCACAGCTATGGCCGTTACGCGCTCGTTGAACATACCCACCTCGGAACTACTGGAGTGGGTTGGTCGTATGGGATCAGACGCTGATGCTCGTGAGATGGCAAGGCTGCATGGCCTTGGACTGGAGTCAGCGCTGAACAGCATCTCCCGTTTCGCTGCTGATGCTTCGACCACGGGGTTCTTTGGGAAGGCTGCATCGGCTATCCCGACCATCCAAGGGGCGAACCTCTGGACGAAGATATGGCGGCAAGGGTTTGGTGTCATGTTGGAAGCTAAACTCGGAGACATGACTGCCAAGTATGCTGACTGGTCTGCTCTCCCCGCTGCTGACCGTGCCGTGTTTGAATCGCTCGGCATCAACGATAAGGACTTCGCTATCTGGAAACTGGCAAAGCCTACTGAGTTCAAAGGCAGCAAGATTCTTGGGCCTGATGCGATCGAGGGGATTCCTACCAGTGAGATACGCAATCTGATGGGGCTTCGTACTCTGAAAGATGCCGAGATCGCTCGTCAGGAAGCCGCGCTTAAACTTGTCACCTTCACGGTGGAGCAGTCGCATCAGGCGGTACTACAACCGGGTGCGCTGAGTCAGGCTACCCTTACAGGTAGCACTTCCCGTGGTGACATCATGGGGGAAATCGGAAAGACCCTCACGCAATTCAAGTCCTTCCCGATGGCATTCACTCGGCAGATGCTGATCGAACGTGCCAACTTTGCTGCTGCCGGTGGCAACCCGTGGGTGTTCCGCGCCAAGTTGCTCGGGGTCACTTCAATCCTTGGTGGCATGTCGCTTGTACTAGGGGACATCGCCAGCGGCAAAGACCCTCGTAAAATATGGGACTCCAACGATCCGAAAGTCGCTATGGATTTTGGTTGGAAAGCAATGGCAAAGGGTGGTGGTCTAGGTTTCTTCGGCGATGTAGCGGATGCTTTCAGGGGCGGCGCTGAGAACCCTTTACGTCAAGGGACCAGTCTGCTCGGTCCTGTTGGTGGGTACGTTGCAGGATCGGTATTCCCTGCCGTTGGCACTGGCGTTGCTGCTCTTGCCACTCAGGATGAGAAGCACATCAAAGAGTTCAACAAGTACGCTTATGAGTCAGTCAAAGGGATCATACCTGGACAGAACCTATGGTTCATCAAAGGATTCCTGCACAACGTATTACTTGATGACCTTCAGGAAATGGCAAGTCCGGGGTACAAAGATCGCGCCAAGCAGCGGGCGATGAAAAACTACGGACAAGACTACTGGATGGGCATGGGGGACGAGACTCGTACTCCGAATTTTGGTAACATAGTGGCACAGTAAAGGAGTCAGAGATGACCGTATCCAGCACAACTTCTCGCAACGAGTATAACGGTAACGGTTCGACTGATACCTTTGCCTACACGTTCCGCATTCTCGATCAGGATCACATCGCAGTCTATGTCGATGATGTCCTGCAAACCATCACCACTGGCTACACGGTCACCGATGTCGGCGTGTCAGGGGGTGGTGACATCATATTCACCACTGCGCCGGCTACGGGCACAGCGAATGTCATCTTCCTACGGGCAGTCCCGCTGACGCAGGAAACCGACTATGTTGAGAACGATCCGTTCCCCGCCGAGTCCCATGAGGATGCGCTTGATAAGCTGACCATGATTGTTCAGCAGCAGCAGGAGCAGTTGGATCGGACTATTGTTCTACCTCCGACATCCACTGTTTCCGATCTGACGTTACCTATCCCGAGTGCAGGTAAGGCACTTCTATGGAATGCAACCGAAGACGCGCTGGAGAACTCGACAGACGACTTCAACCTGATCGTCACCAGCGCAACCACGCAAGCAAACGCTGCTGCGGTAAGTGCATCCACAGCCGCCACGCAAGCCGGCATCGCCACCACGGAAGCAGGGCTGGCAGAAGCAGCGCGACTGGCTGCTGAAGCGGCTGCTGCCACCATCCCTGCGTATGGACCCCTGACTGGCGAAGCGCTCAACTATGTGCGACTGAATGCAGCCGAGGATACGATGGAGTTCCGCACTCCGGCTGAAGTCCTGAGTGACATTGGGGCTGAACCTGCGGATGCACAGATAGCCAAAACAGACGTAGCCCAAACCTTCACTCTGCCGCAACGAGGCACAGTCACCACGGACAATGACCTCTCTTTCGACCTCTCCGCCACCAACAACTTCACTTGCACTCCCACTGCTGGCGGCACCCTCACTTTCACCAACATCGCTGCTGGTCAGAGTGGATTCATCAAGCTGGTGAATGGCTCCAACTACGCCATCACTGCTGCGGCTACAACGAAAGTAACGACCACTTTCCTTGCCACCATTTCAGCCACTGGCACCTACATCATCAGCTATTTCAGTGATGGTACGAACGTCTATTGCGCTACCGCAGGGAGTATGGCATGACGATGCTTCAGCATGGCATGGTGGGTAGCGCTGGCGGCTACCAGATAGACAACTCGCTGCGGTTTCGGGCGAGTGCGAGCGCTTATTTGAGTAGGACGTTTGGTGCGCCCACCACGCAAAACACATTCACGCTATCAACGTGGGTTAAGCGCGGTGCGCTTGGCTCACATCAGCCATTATTTTCTGTAGAGGCGGCTACTGACTCCGCGTTTAGTTTAGGCAACATAACCGCTGACAGATTGGAACTTCAGCTGAATGATGTTCAGGTATCGTTACCAGCGTCTATTCTTCTACGAGACACGTCCGCTCACTACCATCTTGTATATAGCCAGAATGGGACAGCAGTAAAACTGTATTTGAACGGTGCTGAAGTAATCTCAACCACAGGGACAAATACACAGTTCAACGTAAGCGGTAATGTCCATAAAATAGGGGCGCGTAGAACTTCATACCTTGACGGCCTCGCTACAGAAATCCGCTTCATCGACGGTCAAGCACTCGATCCATCCTACTTCGGCGAACTCAACACCGACGGTGTATGGGTTCCCAAAGCCTACACCGGCACTTACGGCAACAACGGTTTCTACCTGCCGTTCGATGATGCCACCTCGCTGACCACTCTCGGTTACGACCGCAGCGGCAACGGCAACAACTGGACTTGCAACAACATCTCGCTTACCTCTGGTGTGACGTATGACCACATGGTTGATACGCCGACGAATAACTATGTGGTGTTGAATGCCATATCAACAGGCCGCACTCTTTCTTCTGCGAACCTTGACTACGCGGGCGCTGCAAGTGGGATCGTAAAGGGAACTATTGGAGTAAGTAGTGGCAAGTGGTATTGGGAATGCCATGCGGCCACCGGAAGTCCAAGTCCCTCTGCGTTTGGTCTTTGCGCAATCGACTTGGCTCCGACGACTTCTTATGTTGGCGCAACCTCTAATTCTTGGTGTTATGCAGGGTCCGCAATCAAATACAACAATGGATCAGGTGTCGCGTATGGAGCAACTTACGCAACCGGCGACGTTATAGGCATTGCTTTTGACGCCGATTTTGGCTCTCTTGAGTTTTTCAAAAATGGCGTTAGTCAAGGGGTTGCTTACACTGGAATAACAGGTTCAACCTACACCGCTGCCGCTGGTAACAATACAGTCAATGATGCGGGAAAACTCAACTTCGGCCAACGCCCCTTCGCCTACACACCTCCCACAGGATTCAAAGCACTATGCGCCAGCAACGGCGCAGCAGTAGCAATCACCAATCCGCAAGAGCATCACAACGTCTATACCGTCACGAAGTCTGGCAACACCAACTTCACGCTGGATTGGGATGCTTCGGTTTATGACACCTACTTTGAAATCAAGCGGCGCGATGCGAGCGGTGATTGGTACAACGTCGATGGTCTGCGTGGATACGACAAGATTCTCAAGTCGAACAGCACTGCTGCTGAAACTACGGATGCCAACGTAATCGGAGTCAGCGGAACAACCATCACGCTGAAATCCACGCTTGCTGATGGCACCTATGTCATCAGTGCTTGGAAAGCTGGCCTCACTGCATCACGGCAGACCAATACCGATGGCACGATTACGAGTACGGTGAGCCGAAATGTGACGAGTGGGTTTGCGATTGTGCTTTATTCAGGTACTGCCGCTAACGCTACGGTGGGGCATGGGTTGGGTAAGGTTGCAGCAGAAATGGTTGTTAAAAATCGTGGGGCGTCAGCTACCTCGTGGGCCATTTATCACATAGACCTTGGCGCGACGAAATGGATTCCGTTCGATACAAACGCCGCGCTGACTGCATCAACTGTATGGAATAACACATCCCCAACGTCCAGCGTGTTCAGCATCGGCACAGCATCTAACACAGGTACGGCATCAACTTTCGTAGCCTACGTCCATGCCGCCATCCCCGGCTATTCGGCTTTTGGGGCATACAGTGGCAATGGTTCGGCTGACGGCCCTAATCCGTATCTTGGATTCAAGGCTCGGTGGTTTAGGGCTAAGTTGTACGATCAAGCCGGTGGCAATTGGGTGGTGCTAGACACTGCGCGTGACCCATACAACCCTGCTGGTAAAGGTGTGTATGCAAACGTAACCAATGCCGAGGCAACAACGCTGTATACGGACATTGATGCGGGGTCAGTTAAGTTGCGACACGACTCCACAAACATGAATACCAGTGGCTACAACTACCTATACAGCGCCTACGCATCCTCCCCGTTCGGCGGCGAGAACGTAGCCCCGGCAACTGCACGCTGAAACCAATTCAAGGAGAAACAATAATGTTCATAGATCAAGAAACACAATTTTGGGTCAATATCGACCAGCCGTACAAAGGATTCAGCAGGCTGGACACTCCGGCAATTCGTGAAACTGCGGGGCTAATTGAAATCCCTGACCCCACACCTCCGGCTGATTACTCGGATGAAACCTACTACCGCACCGAAACAGGTGATCGGATGCCGCCGTATGTTGTTTTCACGAAGAAGTCAGCCGAGCAACTGGCACAACTCCGCACTGCCAAGCTGAAGCAAATAAGGGATGACCTCACCGAGAACGGCGGCTGTCTGGTGGGTGGCAAGTGGTTCCACACCGATGTCAAATCCAAGCAGCAGCAGATGGCCCTGACGATGGCCGGCATGTCTCTGCCGGACAACCTGCAATGGAAAACGATGGATGGTTCGTTCGTCACCATGACGCCGGCACTGGCAACAGAACTGTTTGCGGCCCAGCTTGCGCGTGAAGCCACCATCTTCGCCATCTGCCAAGCCAAGCAGCAGGACGATACGCCGATCAACGAAGGCTGGCCGGAGCGGTACAGTGCCAACGCAGATAGCGGTAATTTGTGATCCTGACCGCTTCAGTGCCAAGTTACAGGCGCTGGGGCGGATGATCTTGGGCAAGCCGGCGCATCCGGCCTATCCATACCATGTCGCGTGGCTGACAGATAACGCCATGTACGACATGAACTGGAACTTCCGCAAGATACCTCGGGACCACTACGACAACAGGGATGTGCGGGTGTTCGACTCCCCGGTGGATGTGCCTGAAGAGTACCTAGAAATGATGATCGGCAAGCGCAAATACGGCACGATGGACGTTATACTGTACCCAATTCTGCAACTGCTTGGGATCAACTGGTGGGGTACGCACTGTGCTGAGGCTATCAACGATGATATATGGTTCCACGGGTATCGCACACCGTTCATCCCCTATGGCGCTCCGCCTGATCCTACTGAAACTCTCATCTGGTTGGAGAGCCTGAATGTCCGACGAGTGGCCGACAACCCCTGATGGTAAGCCGATTGAACGTCGGGCCATCCCCATTCACATTCTCAACCATATTGACGAGCGCTTGGAAAACCATTCAGACAAAGTGGATAGGCAGTTGGCGGCGATTCGCAGCGACCTTCAGCACAATGCTGAACAGTCGGAAGAACGCCATCGTCACTTGGTAGATTCAATTACTGCGTTCATGGGCCGTGCCGAGTTGTTGTTCGATGCCTTCCCTGAGCAAGACCCTAACGGGCATCGCAGAGCGCATGAGGAATGGGTGAAGGAAGCCGCAGCGAAAGCCGAGTTCTGGCAGACGATGAAGAAAGAACTCGCCAAGTATGGGCTGCTTGGCTTGGCGGGGTGGGTGGCGTTTCAACTCTGGACAGCATTTCTACACGGGCCACAGAAATGAATCTCTCGGCGCACTTCTCCCTTGCTGAACTCACGCAATCCGACTACGCCATTCGGCACGGGCTGGACAACAGCCCCAACGAGGCGGACATCCTCGACAACCTGCACACGCTGGCAGCGGGACTGGAACGGGTCCGCGTACTCCTTGGCAACAACATGATCTACATCAACAGCGGCTACCGCGCCCCCAAGGTCAATGCCGGTGTCGGTGGTAGCAAGACCTCGGCGCACATGTTTGGGCTGGCCGCTGACTTTACCTGTCCCACGTTCGGCACGCCGCGAGAGATTTGCGTCCATCTGCGGGACAACAAGGAACACATTGGCTTCGACCAACTAATCCATGAGGGGGCTTGGGTACATATCGCCTTCCCCCCTGCTGACCAGATTCCCAAGATGCGCGTGATGACGGCCATCTTCAAGAAGGGCGGCGGTGTGTCCTACGTCGAGGGGGTAGCGTGAATGAAATATCACTCACAGTCATCGGCTTCTTCCTCATCGTCGTCATCGGTGGGGCGTTTGAGTTCTGGCTTGTTGTCCGAGCATATCAGCGGCTTGAGGCTGAACAGCGGCGCATCCTTTCCGAGCGAGATGCGGGATGCTACGGAGATGATCCTCGCCTACCGCAGGTCGCAGCAGAAGGTCAAGTTGAGTCGGGTGCCTCCGCACCCCGATGATGAGCCTGAAGGAGATGAAGAATGTGGCAACTATTGATCCCCGCAGTAACCTCCATTCTCGACAAGGTTCTGCCCGACACTGAGGCGGCGAACAAGGCCAAGGCTGAACTGCTCTCCATGCAGGCGAAGGGCGAACTGGACGCGCTGCTTGGTCAGTTGGAGATTAACAAGGAAGAGGCCAAGTCTGCCAGTGTCTTTGTGGCAGGCTGGAGACCGGCTACCGGGTGGCTGTGCGGCTTTGCCTTGGGGTATGTAGCCATCGTGGAGCCGATCCTGCGATTCGTCGCTGTAGTCGGGTTTGACTACACTGGCGCGTTCCCGCAGATTGACACCGACCTGACTCTGCAAGTGTTGCTTGGTATGTTGGGCCTTGCGGGAGCCAGGTCGTTTGAGAAGCATAAGGGAGTGGCTAGGTAGCTCCGTACTTCTCCAGCCGATCTACCTCTGCCTTGGCGTAGAACAGCACCTTCTTGGCATCACGCAATGCGTCGCTGTGGTCAGCCAGGCCTTTGCGGTATAGGGCGCGGAACATCTCCCCGTCCTGGGCATTCATGTTGCGGTAGCTGATGAGGTGCTGCAACTCTGTCGCCCCCTCGGGCAACTCGTAATAGCTGGCGGTGCTTCCGTCTGATTTCACAGTCCATACCCTTTCAAGTATTCAACGTCAGAGTGTAACTCGCACTCGCCACACCGGGGGTCCGTGGGGCGCTTGTCGTACCTGCAATGGGTACTCAAGACATGCGAGATGAAGTGGTCGTACATATAGTAGGTGCCGTCTGCCCGGTACTGCCGAGCCTTGACGTAGTAGCCCCCTGACGGCGCATTACCGTTGCTGCACCCATAGGGCTTGGCCTTGCTGCTCTTGACGGCATCATGTACTTCATGGTCATGCACGGGAGGCACGATAGGCTCGCTTTCTGATTGAGTCGGCAGTCCCACGGCACTCAATCGAGCACCACTTCGACGTGTTGTTGGTGGGGGCGAACATCTTACCGCAAAGCTGGCAGGCTACCTCGGGTCGGGGCTTGGGTGCGCCAGACTTCTTCTCTGCCCGTGCCTTCTTCGCGTTGATGCGGTCCTTCTCCTTGCCGTCGGCATTGCGGCAGTCTGCCGAGCAATACTTCGACGCCCGCTTGGTCACGATAATGCCCGAGCAGTATTTGCACTTGGGCTGTGGTGTTGGCTTGCCAGCCAGCGCGAACAGCATCATGGCGATGGGCCAGTCCGGGGTGCAGGGGTGGTGTGGTACGGTGTAGTTCATTTCATTGCCTCGTCGATGGCTGCGTCAAATTTTTCCGGTGTGCCTTGTTCGAGCAGAATGTCGGCCAGATAGTCGCCGTTTTTGAGCGTTATCCCGTCATTCGTGAAAGCTGCTCGCGCTGTGTTATACCGCTCAGCATCCTTCACCAGCGCATCCAGCTCCGAGGTGTCGCAGGGGAGGGTTAGCGCGGTATCCGCCTTGCTAAGTTCGTGGCATTTCCCAAAGCGATGGCGGATTGACTCAGCGCAAACGTGTAGCGCCTCCCGCAACTGCTGGGCGTAGTGCTGGCTGGCGGCTAACTCTTTCCTGAACGTGATGTAATCCTCTTGCATGTCTTTGCAGTCTTGCTTGTACTCATCCCGCTCCTTCGTCACGGCGGCGAGTTGTTCAGGTAAAAACTTCCACTCGTTCAACTTCTCGACCGCATCAGCGTAGGCTTTGGCTTGCCCATGTTCTTGGATGTACTGCCCACCATCGCGGTGGATGGTGCATAAGAGTTCATTTAACTCCTTCACCCGCTGGCGCAATGCTTCTATCTCAACAAACCCATCAATGCCGTACTCTTCAGCGATAGCTGCGATGCCTTTGTGTGTATCAAGTTGCTGGCGCAGGTATTTATTCTCTGCCTCAAGCGCCTGTGCGTGACCTACGCTGTACTGGCACCCTGCATACCCGCTATCTAGTCCGCTCATTCCATCCACCCCCTTGTACTTGGCGAGTGCTGCGTTTGCTATGTTCCTGATTCGCTTGTTTGCCACTTCATAAGATGCGCAGTTATCATCACTAAGTTCAACATTTGCGAATTGCTCCAACGCCTCTCCCATCTCCTTCACCAACTCGATCAAGCGCAGGATGGTTTCGGGGGTGGCGGCATCAATGAATTCTTGCACTGGAGCATTGATAGGGCCATCCCAATACGGCGTTGCCGCTTTCGCCAGCGCTTCCAACTCGTTCAGGGTGGTCATTTGTAATGCCTCGCGAGTAGTCCAAGCAGTTCTTTCAGTATTTCGTTCTTACCCCATGAGTTTTTTCGTTCGATGATTTCAATTAGTTCTTGAATGATTGTCATCACAAATCCTTTTGGTAGAGTGGTTGCACTTCCATTTCCTGCTGATCTTCAGGGGAGTACTGACGCATGTATTTAGTAGCCTCACTCTCTGTGTTGAATAGAAACTCATCTTGTATTACCCGTTGAAATAGGCATACCCAAGCCGCCGGCTCATTCGGCTCTTTGGCGAGGATGGTGCGGAGTGCATCCATCTCGTCGCAGTCACTCCAGCACATAGACAATTTGTTCAACACCTGCCGCAAGACTTCCTCCGATACGATGTAGGCCTTCATTTGCTCACCTCGCACCTATAAGCCCCATCAGGAGTGATCCACATATTCTGATATTTGTAGGCCACCCGCCCTTCGATACACGCGTGCTCTGTTCCGCACGCTGTCAGCAATAACGTGGCGGTAATAATGCCGACGGTTTTCATTTCTGACTCCTGATCGCTGCGGCGCATTCAGCCGGAACCATCTGACGCTCATGGAATCTGTCACAAATCCCCGCATCCATCCCCCTCTGCTTCTCGGCCACGAGGCGAGCGAAGGCGATGATATTTAGCGTTGAACCTCTGGTGCATCCGGCCAGATTCGCCATCTCGATGATTTCTTCGTCGCTTATCACTTTCATTTCCTTTTCACGATTGGCATATCGCGCACATTTGGTCTGGATTGTTTCGCGCTGCTCCACCCTTTGATGTCCATATTGATTTACCTGTTCTATTTTCTATTGACCGCACTAGTTCGTAGTGCTGTTTGCCTGTTTCATCAAACCCAAACGCTCGTTCCTTCGGTGCGTCACCACTTGCCAAGCATGGGAAGCAACCAACACGGTCAAACCCTTTTGCATAGAGCGGGTTCTGCTCACCGTCGAGAAGCTGCATAACCTGCCATGTTTGCCAATCAAGGATCGGAAGTCGGCACATAACCCCCATAGTTGCTAAGTGCTTTGGGTACTTCTTTGGCAAGATTTCATGTAGTGGGTATAGGTCAGATGAGGTTTTTCCTTCGTATCGTTTAGCCCTGTCGTTACTTTCGGCAGAGCGCATCCCGTACCAGACTTCAAAACCTTTACCCTGTTTTGCGGCTAAATTCTCCAGATACCTTTTCGTTGGCTTGATCTTCAGATCATCAGTGCAGAACCTTGCTGTGCCACTGGGGAAGCGGCCATAGCGAAGGCAGCGCGTACCTACATCGCCATCAGATACAACGTCAATACGAACCCCATATAGGTCACGAATCGCATCAACGTGGGTATATGTCAATGGATGCTCAAACTGCGTATCGCAAAACAGGCCACGAACCTCAGTGCGACCAAAGCGGATAAGCGCCAGCTTCAGACATGCCTGACTATCTTTACCACCAGATATGGGGACAACACAGCCAATCATCTTCACTTCTCCTTATTGGGTGCCAGCCGGTTTTCGTAGTTCATTCAATTCACCCTTTCTCAAGTAAGTTGAAGGACTCCGGCTGGCATTGATGGGTGGGGGCGGGTAGTTCCCGCTACCGACTCTCCTTTCAGAAAGCGCCCCCGTTGATCGTTACAGTTTCTTCGTTACTGTCTTTCGCGCCGTCGGCGTCGCCATGTACGTGCAAGTGACCGTACCATCTGGGCGAATCTCGCTGCTGATGACTTCACCGGGGCAAGACTTCATTGACTTGGGCTTTAGACACATAACCGACGTACTACCGATAGCTACAAAGAACAATACCCAGCATGGCTTAGCCATGATTCAACTCCGATACACGCAGATCACGTTCAAAGTCCTTGATGCTGGCCCGTAGCGCGGCAAGGTAGCGGTGATTCATGCCTGTCGCTGCGCCGATGTCGTACTCCATCTGCTGCATCCAGATGCAGAACTTGAGGAAGGTCGGGTAGATGGATTTCATACCACACCTCCGAGCAGCCACTTGTCACGCAGACCGGTAATCAGTTCCTTCTTGTCCTCGATGTCGTCCTCAAGGGTTTGCAGTTCCTCACGCAGCCGGTTCATCTCACGGTGCATCCGGGCAGCGCGGTCGCGCATGGCGTCGAGTGCCGATTCCTGAATCAGGATATGGACTTCTTTCATTGAAATGCTCATTTGATGCTCTCCAAAAGTTCAAGACGCTCACGAGCAGTACGCAGTTTCGAGTAACGCTGATGCAGACGTTCAATAAACACCTTGCGCTTTCCTGTGCGACACTCCTGGTCAAGTAGTGCCTTGATCTGATCCTCACGCAATGTGTGCATATCACGATTGAGAACTGACCATTCAGTGAGCATTGCATCCATGATTATTTGTTCCACGTTTGTTCTCCTTTTGTTCAACGTGAGTGCATCATAATCAGAGATTTTCTGTTCGTCAAGGTTTTTCTTTCATTGACCTATAAGACTTGATCGCGTTTCTCAACGAGTTTTGTGTGTCCGCCTTATCGTTCAGCGCCATCGATTGAGCCTGGTCAAGAGTATCCCGACATAGAATACGATGGCAGATGACAGGGACACCCTGACCCTGACGACGGATACGGGCATTGAACTGTTCGTAAAGATCAAGGCTCCAGTTGAGGCCGAACCATACAAGCGTATGACCCATCTGTTGCAGACCATCGACACCGTGTCCCATGCTGGCAGGGTGACCGATCATCAACTGACAATCGCCTGAACGCCACCTCATCATGGCATCAGTCAGGGATCGCTCACTCTTACAGTCGGTCAGGTTGATCGGACGTATCTCATGGAACCGCTTCATAATCCGCTCGGCGTCTGAGCGATAAGCATACGAACAAAGGATCGGCTGACCAGCAGACTCTTCGATGATGTCCTCAAGTGCATCCAGCTTGATGTCATGGATAGGTTCCCACAACGGCATACCGGGGATCGGATACATTGCACCATTGCTGAACTGAAGGCACTTGTTGGTCAAGGATGCCTGATTGAACATCTCGATCTCGGTACCGTTGTCAAGGGCGATGAAGAAGTCCTTCTCCATCTGGTCGTACATCTTACGTAGGTCGTCCGGTAGCTCCACCTCCACATCATTCACGATCATGTCAGGTAGAGGGTTGTAATCCTCGGCTGACATCTCAAGGGTGATGTCACCAATGAGGTGCTTGATCTGTTCCTCGGTGTCAGCGTAAGGAACCTCCTTGTACTGTCCTTCCTTGCGATAGAACTTGGTCTTGAACGCGGTCTTGGAGGTTCCTAGACGTTCTCCTTGGTCAAGTACCAGGTACTGTCCATGCAGGTCTTGGTAACCATTGGATGCGGGAGTACCCGTCAGTCCCGTGCGCCACTTGAAATGAGGCAATACCTTCTTGAGTGCCTTGACCCGGTTGGTGCTGCTGTTCTTGCACTTGCTGATCTCGTCATAGACGATCCCATCGAACGGGAGAGGTCTATCTTTGGCAATGAAGTAGGTCTGAAGTGTTTCCGATACCCACCCGAGATTCTCATAGTTGATGAGGTAGATGTCTGCCTTCTGGAGCAGGGCGCGAGTACGCTGATCCTTGGTGCCTGTGACCATGCTGAACTTGAGATGCTTGGTATGCTGCCACTTCAGCGCCTCTTGGCGCCATACGAGTCGACACACGCGGATCGGTGCCACGATCACCACGCCGGTCAGGAAGCCCGTATTGAGCAGATGCGCAATGGTAGTGAGAGTTATGGCGGTCTTGCCAAGTCCCATGTCGAGCCAGAGGGCAGAGTAGGGGTGAGTGCATTGGAAATTGACAGCCTTCTGCTGGTAACCGTGGAGCTTGTCAGGGGTTAGCATAATGATCCACCAACGCCTTCCCCGCTTCCACACTGTCGATCACATAGACCAGGCACCCATGCTCACGCAACCGCGTATGCTCACGTACCTGTCCTGCTGTAGCCCGACACCCTCCCTTCTTGAACTCGATGAACACGATCAGTCCATCAGACCGGATGAATATCTGGTCAGGGACGAAGGCATGTCCCGGCGAAGTCCATTTGCGGGTGAGCCATCCCTTCGACTCAGCGTAGGCTTTGACTGCTTTCTCTATATCACGCTCAAGCATAGTTTCTCAACCTCATTTATGTAATAGTCATAGTTGATAGGCAATATTGCATCGTTGATGTCGTTGCAGGGACAGACTGTCCAGCCGCTCTCGACACCGATCCTTCTCCACTCGTCAGGCTTCTTCGCTAGTGGTGGCATCACCTTGACCAGTCGGCCACCCCCTGTCGAAACGTAGTAGCGTTGGGTGTTCTCAAGCTGGCGATCACCGTGTTCATCAACCAACATCAACTTGCTGTTGCGCGGCACCTTGACACGAGACATGAAGTCCATCTTGTCGGGCCAGTTACGTACCGTGTCAGCCAGTGGTGCGCCATGCACCAATACCTGCTCGGCCACCTTGGGGACAACGAGTGATGATCCGTTCTGATGCCATTCAAGATCGTATTCAAAGCAACCCTTCCTTTTTACTTTTCCCATGACGGACGCTCTCCATGATTCGGGTGATACCCGTGGATAGACTCAGCATTCTTCCTGACCAGTAATGCCTCATCAAAGGTATCGAAAGTGCCGAGGTGTCGGTAAGTCTGTCCTGACCCTATACGCGCCACATATTTACCAGATCGTTTGATCCTAGTTACACCAGTTGCGCCTGATACGTTGTCTTTACGGACACCCCTGTTGCGAGAGTTATCTACAGACGAAACTACTCTTAAATTCGACCATCTGTTGTTCTGCTTATTGCCGTCAATATGGTCTATCTGCCCGTCCGGTTCATTACCTGTCATATACAACCAAACCAGTCTATGAACTAAATGAACCTTTCCTCTGATACCTACCGTATGGTATCCGTGTAAGTTGGTTGAGGTTATGACCCTATTGCAACCGACCGTGCCTGCCTGACGATGGTAGATCACCTTCCTGATAAATTCGCCAGACTCAGGGTTGTATTCAAACAGTATCTTCAGTTCGTCGTGCGTCATACCATCTCCCCAAGGTAATTATTCACATTCAGTATGAACAACTTGCTGTATCTGGCACTCTCAAGTTCCAGTTTGGTTAGTTGCTGCCACCACTCGCAGACCTTGTTTGCTTGTCCCACGTAGTCAGGATGGATGGTGTATTCAAGGCCATCTGTGTTGAGCATGATTAGTCGCAGCGTGGGTATCTTTGCCAAATTCTCAGCAAGTAGGCACAGCAGTAACTGCCCATTCAGTGTGATTTTCAACAGAAACAACAGGTCGTAGAACACGCTGAACTTGTCACCCGCTTTACCGTAAGTGCCGTTCAGCGCCAGCTTGTAAGCGGCATTCATCGCAGTCCCTTTCGGGAAACCTTTGCGCCGATGATATAAGTCCTGATAGATGTCGCAGAACTTCTCGCCTAAATGTTCAGGGTAGAACCGATTGGTGATGGCTAGATTCGGGTAGTAACTCGATACGTCACGCGACTCGATAAGCATGTCACCCCTAGCGATAAACGACTCGTTCTCGACAGCAGCATGAATGCCCCCTGTGCCGAATACAAAATCCAATCCGTACTCATGCGCGACAAGCCCATCAAACACCCCTTTGGTTTCCCTGATGACTTGTGATCTGAGATGGTCAAGGATGCGTTTGAACCCCGGCGTTTCCAGTTCAATCCAAGGGAGGATTGCATCTCGTAAGACCAGACGATCTCTCGGTGTCTGTTTAGGCTGGCGACCATTGCTACCGTATTCATAACATTGAACACCGGCTTTCTCCAACTCTTTTTGAAAGATCAATGTACCAATCTTCACATCGTTGGCATTCATCACATCTTCGCCCAATGTTGGTACAAGTTCCTCCCTGAACCTGATCTGCTCCAATGATGCTTCATAGAACAACTTCGTAGCACGAACATCGTGCATGTTGTACTCGTGGAGCGCTTTGATCTGCTCACGGTTCAACATGGTCCCTACCGGGAACGGAAGATCACTGATGTTGTCCATCCGCATGTTGAACTCAAGCGCCTTGAGCGAGGTGGTACGCGCCTTGTTGTCGAAGTGGTGAATCTTGTAGAGGTCAAGCTGATCGACGTAGCGGTTCGACGGGAACACCAGATGAGCAAACTTCTCTTCAGTCTGAATGATCTGCATCGCCTTCTCGTACAGCGTAGCCGCATCACCCTTACCCATAGCTATCAGCATGTGCAGCACGGGGTAGTCGAAGCCCACGTTGTTGAACCCGACCATTCGGCCACCCTGTTCAGCTATCCACTGACACCATTCAATGATCTGACGACTGTCGTTGCGGTAGTCGCTAATCTCAAACTGCCACTGAATGTCATAGACGGCATGTACCGCTGACAGAGTGAACACATTTTTATACGTTTCAAGGTCGTAAATAATATCAAATGGCATACTTCTTCTCCGACCAACAGTTAGTTTTCGGAGGGTACGTGTAACCACCATCGGTACGACCTTCACACCACGCTTTTATTCGATTTGTTGTTACCCCTACGGCTTTCGCTGCCACGCTAAGACTTGGGTATCGAATACCATATACGACCCACCATTTAGCTATGCGGGTGTTTTGCATCTGAGATGTCTTATCTACCCACCTACAGTTTTCAGGGGAATATCCCTTGGTATTGTCGATCCTGTCAAGTTGATGGTTCTCAGTTGGTCGCTCACCCATATCTTTTACAAACTGTACAGGATCGTCCCACGCTTCACATATCGTTATCTTGTCATAGTAATAAACATTATGACCGCTAGGATTTAGACAGCGTTGTCTCATTCCTATCCATACACGATACTCAGGGGTATATCTCAACCCGTGTTTATATCCTTTAGACATCACTTCTTGATCCAGTCGATACACTTAATCGTGCGGTACTGACGGTAACGAACGCACCAGTCCCTGAAGCCGAGAAACGTGAGTTTCTTGCGGCAGAAGCGGCATGTTTCACACATGGAATTAAATCGGGGGATTGCTCCCCCGAGTCCTTGTTACTGAGGCGTCATGAAGGACGGGAATGGTGCCGTGGGCATCGGCACACCGGGAGCAGCGGGAGCCGCCATCGGAGCAGCAACAGCACCGAACATACCGGATACGTCAGCAGCACCTTCACCGAACGGCTCACCATCGGCAGCGAACTGGACAGCAACGAGGTCGCAACGGATACCACGACCAAAGTTGTTCTCCTGAATCCACGGTTTGATGGCAGCATTGACGTAGCACCCGCCGTACATCTTGCGGGCCAGCGCCTGATAAGCCAGCGTGTTACCCATCTCGGTAGGCTTACCGTCTGCTTGGATCATCTGCGGCATCTGATCCTTGTTGGCACTGATGAACACCATGCCTTCGTAACCCGAGTACGGCTTGAACGACTTCTTATCCACCTTCTCGGCACCCGAACCATAGCAGCGCAACTTGCGATCCGCTTGGATCATCTGCATCACGGTTTGGGCATTGGTTCCCCACTTCTCAGCCGCCAGCACCGAGTAACGCTGCATGAACTGAGCAAAGCCGGGGTTGTCCTGCGTCATGATGAAGTCAGCCGAATACTTTTTGGGAGCATTCGGGTTCATCGGGGAGGCGTGGGGTTCGACCAGATGGGGGAACGAGAGGCGAACATTGGACAGAAAAATAACATCAGACATTTTGAATCTCCTTCAGAGTGGTTTAAGAAAATCAGGGAGGTCAGCAACAGCACCAAACATCGATGCAGCACTGATTGTAACAGCCGGACGATCATCTGATGCAGCAACAACGGTCAATTTACCATCAGACTTTTTCATGTATTCCGACTTCAGCATAGCAAGTTGCTTATCGTTCAGTTGATGCTCGGAACCGTCCCGCTTCTTCCAGCGGACCTTCTCGGCTTTCGCGGGACTAATCAACTTGGTTTCCCAAATCGCATCCTTGGGTAACCCGAACTTCTTCAACTTCTCTGCCATCTGCTCGTCATCGAATGCCCACGATCGACTACCGCGACCACGGACACACTTCAGACCATCAATCTCATGCCCCGCCTCGAAACGACGCAGGGCTTCAACCTCAACACCTTCCAGCATTTGACGAATCAGGGGGGCAGCTTCCAGAATCTCCCTGATCTGCTCATCACTCATGGTGTTCGGCTGTTTCTCAGCGGCTTGCTTGGCGACATCAAGGTTCTCAAACGTGATCCCCGATGCCTCCATCACCTTGCCAGCCATAGCGCTACAGGCTCCCTTGTGCTTGCAATACTTACACTGCTCGTCACCGGGGATTACCGGAGCATCAGGTGCATCGGTAGCAGCAGCTTGGTCAGCAAGACGCTTCTCACCCATCAGGAACTCCATCATGGGTTTGCTGTAGGTGACAATGCCTTTCATACCACGCTCACGCAGTTTCGGCTGAATGATGGTGAAGCGCATGGTCTTCTGCTTGACCTTCAAGTTGTCGTCAGCGATGCGAGCAATGACCCCGAACCCGTATTGGTCCAGTTGTGGATTGTCATCAGCCTCAACGGGACTCATGCCGTCCTTGTAGTCAATCAGTTCAACTTCGTCTTCACCGATCAACAGGACATCGACCGTACCTGACAAGTCGTTACGCTTGAAGATGCGAGCAGGATCGACACGAATTTCCGAGTGCCACTCGGGAAACCCCATCTCAACCTGACGGGTGCTGATGTAATCAAGCGCAAACTGGACACGCTCGGCACGATCAGCACTCACCATGAACTCACCATCATCGTCCTTGAGAGTCTGCCCAATGTACTCGGATGGACTCTTCTGCTCCATCAGGCACTTGTTGAGCAGCGTATGCGTATGCGTACCATCTACTGCTGCGGCACCGCTGCGATCCTCGGGGTACTTCGCTTCCTCACGGATACTGCCGGGACATGCCGACCAACGGTGCCGCTTGGAAGGGGATAGATTGGAGTGAGTGGTCATGCCGACGCCTTCAGTTTCTCAACACCAGCGTAAAGGGCAGCATACAACTCGGGTTTGACATCGTTGATGTTCGCCAATCCCAATTCGTTCAGCACCCCTTGGATCGTGGCACCCTTGATCGGTCCCAGGGTCTTATATGCTGCCATGATGTACTCGACCAGTCCCTTCTGATCCGTAAATGGTGCGGCACCAGCAGTAGGAGCAGGCGTGACAACCGGAACAGGATCGGCCACCACAGGGGCCGGGGTAGGGGTGGGAACCGGAGCAGCCACCACAGGGGCCGGAGCAGCAACAGGAACGGTTACAGGGGACTCGGCAGCGGGGACAGTTGCCACCACAGTAGCAGCAGGAGTAGGATTAACAACCTTTGCCACTTCAGCTTGAGCGGCCGCAGGAAGTTTCTCCACTAGCATCTTGAGAACTTGAGTGTTAGCGAGGATTGCTTCAGCAATAACGAGGATTTCAGATTTCATTTTTAATTTCCTTAGTAAAAAGAGGATTGATAGGTGCTGCCATTTCCACACGGTTCTCGTTAAAAGCAAGAACGAGTTCCCTGAGAACATACGAGGTGCCGCCATACTTCGCTGCCTTGTTGATAAACATCCTGCGGGTGTCGGGAGACAGCCGAACCGTCACCGCCTGATCCTTCGTTTTCTTCGTTGCCACAAAATTTCTCCTATTTGTTGATGAAGTGTTGCAAATGTTATGCGCTTGTTTTACACTTGTCAATAGCACCTCGCAAAATAATTTTCAGGAAGGATCACCATGACTGCCGTACCACAAGTCTCGACGCTACCTGTGAGTTTCGACCCCTATATCCGCATGGGTTGGCACCTCGTCCCGATCCCCAACGGCACCAAGGGACCAAGGAACTCAGGATGGAACATACGAGAGAACACCATTACCGACCCCAATATGATCCCTGCCGGGTACGGTGTCGGACTGGCCCATGCCTATAGTGGCACGATGGCGCTTGATATTGACGACTACAACGAAGCGCTGATCCAGTTGGCAGCACATGGTATCAATCTGGCGGAGTTGTTTGACGCACCCGATGCGGTGACGATCAACAGTGGCAAGTCAGGACACGGGAAACTGCTCTATGCAATGCCTTTCGGTCTTGCTCTCCCCTCCAAGAAGATCACTGTCCCTGTGGATGGGGTCAATAAGGTCACATACGAACTGCGCTGCGCTGCCTCTAACGGGCTGACTGTACAGGATGTTCTGCCCCCATCGATCCATCCTGAAACGCTTCAACCGTACTCGTGGGGTGGTAAAGGTCACTGGCAGCGCCTCCCCTTGATCCCCGATTCGCTTATGGCGTTATGGCAGTCCATGCTCCATCAGGATACCAAGCGCGTCATCCGCACCGAAGATATCGACGCATCATGGAACGACATCAGGGCGGCACTCAGTCATATCAGTCCCGACTGCTCCCGCGACGAGTGGGTAACCGTGGGTATGGCGCTCCACAGCACCGAACATCCTGATGCCCTTGCCACATGGGACGAGTGGTCGTCCATGTCCCCCATGAAGTACAAGGGACCGAACGACATCAATGCCTGCTGGCGCTCGTTCAAACCAGACCCCGAGGGGATCAAGATCGGCTCACTGTTCCACCTCGCCACCGAGCGCGGATGGAAACGCCCCATGCCTGATGTGCATCACCTCTTCTCACCCATCACGCCACAAAACCCTAATCAGGTGATCGACCTGCTGACCATGCGTCTGCAACCGCCCGAGGTTGATCTGAGCCTGTTCCCCGAGCTTCTGGCTCGTCGGGCGATAGAAGTAGGCACCACACGAGGATGTGATCCGATTGTTCCTCTCATGGCAGGTATTGGTGCAGTCTGTGCGGCTGTTGATGCCCGATCCCGTCTTGAACTGATGCCAGGTTATCAGGTGCCGCCGATCCTCTGGCTGATGACCATTGGTGACCCGTCAGACAAGAAGTCACCCGGTGCGAAGCCCATGCTGTCCATCCTGCAACGCTTGGAACTGGAAGACATTGACCGATTCAAAGCCGAACATCTGATGTGGTCAGCCAAGGAAGCGGCATACGCAGCAGCGAAAAAGAATCTGTTTGAGCACATGGCAAGCGCTGATGCCGCCATTGGTAACACCGCCATGCCAGTGGTCCCCATACTGCCTGACGAGCCAAAAAACACCCGATTGGTTATCAATGACGCCACCAGTCAGAAACTGGTCCATCTGGCACAAGGCAGACCCCGTGGCTTCCTGCTCCATCTTGATGAGATGGGCAACTGGGTCAATCGAATCAACGACCCTCGGTCTGGTGATGATCGCGGGTGCTGGATCGCAGGATATGAGTCAAACCCTTACACGATGGACCGCGTTACCGCTGGCACGATCTCAGCGGAAAACCTCGCCCTGTCTATCTATGGAAATATTCAACCCAAAATCTTCCACCAGCAAGTTGCCAAGATGTCCAGTGATGGTCTGTTGCAACGTTTTATCCCGATCACAATAAGAGGCGATAAAACAGTAAAACCCCAGGTGATCCCTGAGTTCATGACCTGCGAAGAAGAGTACGATCAACTCATTCGCAAACTTTATGCTCTCCCCGGTAAAACTTATCACCTCTCACCTGGTGCATACGAGTTGTTCGATCAGTTCCAAGATTGGTATCTGGCCTTGCGCGACGATGAACGCCTGCTCAAGACCAATGGGGTGTATATGACAGCCCTTGGAAAGATCGAGGGGACTTGTGGGCGACTAGCGCTTGTGTTCCACCTCATCAACAACCCCTATGAGCAAAATGTCACCGCTGCCACCATGCAGTCAGCCATTGAAGTCACCAAGCGCTTATTCATCCCGTCCCTGCGGTACGCCTTCGCCAATGAGGAAAACGCCCTTGAACAATGGATTATTGACCATGTGATCCACCTTGCGGGAGAAAAGCCAACAATCACTCTTTCAGACCTGCGCCGATCAGCAAAACGTCAGATTCCCGAGGGATCAAACCAGCAGCAGGTTGATAATGACTTGAGAGTTGTCATGGATCAACTTGTAGCTGCCAACTGGTTGAGTCTTATGGAGGAACGGCGCAATGGCGCAACGTGGGCCATAAATCCTCATGTCGCCACCCTTTATACGGACTATCGCAAGCGCGTGATCCACGCGAAGCAGGCGGTAAAAGACCGGATGATTGCCACGGTTGAAAGGTGCGGCAGAACCTATTCTCAACCTCGTCATGTCCTTGGATTTGATCCAGATCAAAAAGAGTCCGAGTAAATCGCTCACCCATGTTAAGTTCAAAACGGCATCTTCGGGTGCCGTTTCTTTTTGCGTGAGTGTCGCTGCAAACGACTCCGGCAAATCGCCCACCCATGTTAGGGTTGATCGATGGGTTGCTGATGGTCGGCACCATGCGCGCCGTGCGGTACGCTGGTGAATTTTTCACGCACTCACCCATGTTAGGGTTGAAAAATGGTCCGGGTAGCCCTGTACGGTCGCGGACAAGGGGAGACCGGCACCGATTCAGCAGGGGATGAGAGGCGCTAGGTTAGGCCAAAAAAGAACCCGCCAGGGTTAGCTTACTGGCGGGTTAAGTGCCGCAGGGCGCGGCCATCGGAGGGAACGGTTAGAAGTCTATCAGGCCCGCCAGATGATAGCAATGGCGACCATTGCAAGGGCTAGGATGGCACCCATGATCTAGTCCTCCATCTCGTTAAGATCACCGCACGCGCACCACAAAAGCCGTTGCAAGTTTTGCTCATGGTCGGCCAACTCTTCAGCGTCCCATGCGCCGTAATCGCGCAACTCATTAGAGACCATTTCAGGGGCCAATACGGACAACTGGCCCGCTATCATGGGGTTTTGAGACAAGGCTTTTACGTCGTTATCGCATTGCCCACCATGCGCCGCGCTACGGGCCTGCTCGCGTGTGATTTGTAGCTCGATCCGACCCGATGAGCTAGACCAGTGTAGAAGCTCGCGCCCTTGCAAATCTTCCACTTGTTGCCTTAAATCTTCCAACTCTTGCACCATTTCTTCAACGTGTGCAGGATCATCGGCGGTTTTACGCCACGCCTCAAGCTCTAACGCGGCATCGTGTAGTTCATCGGGCGATACTTCAGCGGGGGCATAGTTGAGGCGCTCGGACAGGGGGGAATTGATAGATAGCATGATTAAATCCTTGTTATGTCAGATTGAAATGAGAAATAATGGCGTTATGGTATTGGTTGGGTGTAACCCATGCACCGTTTATGCGGCACCCCATAGAATCACCAATAAAAACAACGTCATAAAGTTTATCCTTCGATTCATAACTATAAATAGGGGTTGATTCTAGCGGGCCATTGGCGCAGCGCTTGAAATTAAACTGCCCTTTATAGAATCTATCTTCCGATAGTTGCATGGTTAAATCCTTTCAAGAATAAGAAAAACAAACCAAGCGGCGAGGCCGAGCGTTAGAGCATAGGCTAGGAAGTCAAGGGCAAGGGCTTTATAAGGCATGGGGTATTTATTCATCTTCGCCACCATACGCGGACGGTAGCGCCTTGTTACAGTGGCAGCATTGTTCGTCCGGTCCTTCCCATTTGACGTCCGCGCCTGCTGCACGCCAGTTGTTATTCCAGCGTGAGTTCGTGTCGGCCACAATTTGCCGGAAGTTTTGTTTAGCGCACTCAGGGCAAAGTAGCTCCCCGTCCGCCATTACGATATAAACCGGATAACCCCCGGGCCAAGCGTAAGGTTCGCGGATGGCGCGTTTTACTTGGCCGAGAATGTCGCGTGCTAGTCTGTTTGCCATGGTTACACCCCGCAGGCCATAGCATCGGCAAAACGATTGGCTATGGCGTATTCGTGCGCCATGTTTTGCGCCATCTCGCGGGCGCATTCGCGGGCGCATTCGCCAAGGCTCTCGACACCGCCAAGGCACTCGTATTGCCCTGTTTCTAGGTCTGTAACCGTGACAATCAGATACCCCCATTCGCTATTAACCCATCCGCGCAAGTAGTCAAAGTTCGCCTGCACTGCACGAAGGACTTTATTCGGTGCATCGTAGGGCGCAGCATTCCATCCTTCACGTTTTGCGATTCGCATGGCTTCCACCCAGTTGTAGTAAAACTGATACTCATTTCGTCCTGCGCTGTTTAGAGGGCGCTCGCCAGGGGCTTTGTCGCTGTAGCCGTCGCGGTGCGGTTTGCTTGATTTGCGTACTGGTCCGTGACCATCGCACTCTTCCCACGGCGCGTTACTGTATTGATATTGTTCAAAATTAACGCGGTAGGCGCGCCCATTAATCGTGATTGTGTCGCCGTCAAATAGTGTGGACATGATCTAAGCCCCTTTTCCAAGTTCAATGCCACGGATGAACGCGTGCATCTGTTCGTAAAGCTCGCGTTTCGGAATATGTCCGCCGGACAATGGTGTAGTCACGCCGCCGCCATCATTGTGCATGCGGTGCAGGCACACGCCGCCATACGCTTGCGAAATGTGATAGTTGCCGATTTGAGCATGAATGCGGCCATCTTCGCCTTTTTCATATGGCTTCATCGGGCTGTTTGTCAGATAGTTAAGGCGAGCAACTAACGCGTCAAGATGCTTGATTGTGATTCGTTCCATGATCTAGCCCCTTTCAGAAATTGAGTTTGATGAAGCGTTCTAGTTCGTACGGAATTTCATCATCTACTACATACGCAGCGATGCACGCGCCGATGAAATTCCATTTCCATCCATCGTTGCGAAGGTTGAACCCTTCGTGATTGCCAACGACACGCATCGCGCCTCGCTCGGTCGCTGCTTCCACAGCGTAACGACGAATCCAACAATAGTTAAGCTCGCCGCCAAATGTGTCAGTTACTTCAATGTAAAAAATGTGCTTTGTCATAATCGTTTCCCCTTATTAGAGTGAGTTACGAGCTTGCCATGCCTTCACCGTGTCGCGGTGTAACAGGCGAATCCACAATTGAACCTGCGCCAGTGTGACTCCAAGGTATCGCGCCATTCGTGCAGCTTCAAAGAAGCCTTCGTGCGCGGCCAGGTTGTAAAAATGTTTTGCGGTCATGATCTAGCCCCACTAGAGTGATTAGAAAGTTTCTTACTACGGGACCAATGATAGCGGCTGATTAAAGAAAGTCTAATCAGATGTTCTGATGGTTCTGGCTCGATCCATAAGACTTTTTCTTATGGTTGATCCTTTGCCAATAGTACGTAAGCGCTTCGCCTGTGTAGTCTGATGCGGCACGATATTGCAGATCGTGCCAATCTGGATCGTTCATGATCCATTCCACGTCGACATTGATTGCTTTCTTGTCGAACGATGGCTTATT